TCCACCAGCCGTTCATAGAGGTCTTGCAGCCGCTTGTCAAGCTGGGCTTTCCGGCTCTGGAGGGTCTGCAACTGTCGCTGCGCCTGTTTGCGGTCAAGCTGCCGCTGCTCCTGCCTTGTTTGCAGAAGCCTGTCTATACTGACGGCGTATTGAGCGTAGACCTGTATGGTATCAACCACGGCTTCCAGAATATCGGCCTCCGGGACTCTTTCCTCCGAACAGTCAAAGCCGGTATTCAGCCTTTTCATGACGCAGCGGTAGGAGGCGTTCTTTCTGCTGTCCCGCTGCATGGTATGGCCGCATACGCCGCAGATTACCTTACGTTTCAGCGGATTCCCGCCGCCCGTCATGACTTCTCGCTCCCTGTATTCCCGCATACAAGCCTGTGCTTTTTCAAACAGCACCTCCGGCACGATGGCCTCGTGCCTGTCGGGGACGATAACCCAATCATTGCGGGAGATTTTGACTGTGTGGGTGCTGCCTACAATGTCCCGGCTTCGCTTGCCGTACACCGTCTTTCCAATATACCGCTCGTCCCGCAGGAGCTTTGCGACCAGATTGCCCGTCCAGAAGTTATCTTCCCGGATGCTGCGCCACGGCGTTCTTGTGCAGCCGGCTTCAACCTTGTAGTTCTTTGGAGAGCTTACGCCCTCACCGTTCAGAGCCGCCGCGATCTGCCATGTCTTTGCACCGTCTGCTGCCATTTGGAAGATGCGCCGTATCACATCGGCGGCTTCGGCATCTACCAGAAGATGATTTTTGTCCTCCGGGTCTTTGACATACCCGTAAGGCGCATAGGGGCTGAGAAACGCCCCGCGCTCGGCTCTGGCCTTTTTTGCGCTTTTGACCCTGCGGGAGAGGTCACGGCTGTACAGGTCGTAGATCAGCGTCCGAAAAGAAGTATCAAGGCTGTCGATATCCAGCGGATTGCTGCTGTCAAAGCCGTCGTTGACGGAAATGAAGCGCACACCGAGGAACGGGAACACGCGGGAGATGTAGTCTCCCACGGTGAGATAATCACGGCCAAAGCGGGAAAGATCTTTGACCAGGATGCAGTTGATCTGCCCGCGCTTGACCTGCTCCAAAAGCTCCTTTACCGCGGGACGCTCGAAGTTCGTACCGCTCCAGCCGTCGTCACAAAACTCCAATATTTCAGAGCCGGCCAGCTCCGCATGACCGGATACATATTCCCGAAGGAGGCTACGCTGGTTGGATATGCTCTCGGATTCGTTCTTTTCGCCGGTTCGCAAATCCTCATCCTCGCTGGATATGCGAAGATACATCGCCGTTTTCATGCGTCAGTTTTCCTCCCTTCCAGATATGTACAGAGCTCCTTGTATTCGTCCCGGTAACGGAACACAATCTCGATATTGCTGTTCCCGTCCACATACACACGCTCAATCAGCGCCTGCGCAATTTCTTTTGTCAAAACATCCGCGCCCCGGAAGCTGCCGAAGGCCGCAAGGAACGGATTCTCCGGCGTGTGCGCCGCTTCCGCCGCCTGCCGGCGGGTCAGAGCCTCGATCAGCCTCTCCGCTTCCTCGGCTTCTGATTTGTAGCGACGCTTCAGCGTCATATACTCCTGCTCGGTCATGAGCTGATCCACATAGCTCTGATACAAGCTGTCGTAAAGGCTGTTGCAGCGCTTGAGCGCCCTTTTTGCCGCATCCAGTTTGCCTTGCAGCGTTGCGGTCTGCTTTTTGTACTTTGGCGAGCCGTTTAGTTTGCGGA